GCCCTGATCACTCTGACTGAGAATGTGGTTCACTATGCCAACGAAGCCGATGCTGATGCAGCTATCACTGCTGCTGGCGCTGGTGTGAAGCAAGAGAACAACGGCTCACTGTACGGTGGTTCGCGTGACGTGGGTACGATTCTGGGCAAGATGCCGACGCTCACTGAGCAAGGTGGTCGAGTGAACCGTGTGGGCTTTACCCGTCTGGAACGAAAGGGTGAAATCCAAGAGCACGGCTTCTTCATGGAGTGGACTGAAGACTCGCTGATGTTCGATACGGACTCGGAGCTTTACGGGCATCTGTCTCGTGAAATGCTGCGTGGTGCGAACGAGATCTACGAAGATCTGCTTCAGGCTGACCTTCTGAACGCGGCTGACGTGAAGATCTATCCGGGTGTGGCTACCTCTATCGCCACCATCTCGGGTGCTTCTGGTGCAGTCACGGCTCTGGATGTTGGCGACCTGAAACGTCTGTCGGTCATCCTTGATGACAACCGGACGCCCAAGAAGACCACGATCATCAAGGGTAGCCGTATGACGGATACTCGTGTGATCTCGGCTTCGCGTATCGCTTACATTGGTTCGGAACTCCAGATCATGATCAGTGACTGGGCTGATTTCGTGCCAGTTGAGAAGTATGCGGATGCTGCAACCATCATGAACGGTGAGATCGGTGCTATTCCGACTGCTCACCTCCGGATCGTTGTGGTTCCGCAGATGATGCGTTGGCAGGGTGTGGGTGCTGCTGAAGGCACCAACGGTGGTTATCAGGCAACTGGTGGTCGCTACGACGTTGCTCCGCTGCTGGTGATCGGTAACGAAGCGTTTGCTACGATTGGTCTGCAAGGCATGACTGGTACGGGCAAAGCGAAGTTCCGTATCATCGTGAAGAAGCCGGGTGAGTCCACTGCTGACCGGACTGACCCTTACGGCAAGATCGGGTTCTCCTCGATCAAGTTCTTCTACGGCTTTATCAAGCTGCGTGGGGAACGGATGGCCGTGGCTTACAGCCCCATCCCTGAGTGATCTCAGGCACATGCTAAGGATTGAGGCACCTTCGGGTGCCTCTTTCATTTCTTGCTCTAGGTTTTAGGCTGTGTTAAGCGAACAACACCATGGTAACTCAAAAGGATAAACCCAATGGATGATGTCACCAAGAAAACCCCCGAAGAACTTCTGGCTCTGGTTGAATCAACTGAAGACAAAGAAGTGCTTCGATTTGTGGCCAATGAACTGGAAGTTCCGTTCTCAGGCAATACGGGTGTCGGTACTCTGAAAGAGAAGCTGATTCCGATTCTGCTGGAGAAAGTGGAAAACCAAACGAGTGAATCGGACGATGAAGATGATGACGATGATTCAGATCCGATTCTGATGGCTGCACTGGCTGCCAAACAAAATGAACCAAGCACGACTGTTTCTACGAAGAAGAAGTCTGTGCTGGATCTTCCTCGGACTGCACAAGCTATGCTTGATGCGTCTGCTCCCGGACTCACTGAAGTCGAGAAACGTGCTATCGTTCGTGCGAAAGCAATGCGTCTGCATCGAGTTCGAGTCCACAATCTTGATCCTCAAGACTCGGCTGTTCCCGGTGCTATCAAGACCGTGTACAACAAGTATTGTGGCAAGGTGTCGAAGTACATTCCGTATGGTGAAGAGAATGAATATGGCTACCATATTCCTGAGATCCTGCTGAATTCGCTTCGTGAAGAGAAGTACACGATGCGGAAAGAAGTGAAGCAACGTGGTCAAGTTTCGAGTTTTGGCGTGAAGCAATACAAGACTGTGCTCATGCCCAAGTTCAACATTGAGATGCTGCCTCCTCTGACCAAATCAGAGATTGCAGGTCTGGCTCAAGATCAGAAGGCTCGTGGGGCTATCGACGCTCATGAGTAATTGATCTATACCGGGGTGAAGTGAAAAGGAGAGAGCAATGTCCAATGAATTCGTAAACTCTGATAACTCGTCTACATTGGCGAACAGTCTGTTCAGTGCTCTTACGACGGGGGTGACTATTCCCCCGTCTCCTGACTTTACGGACGACAAGTTCAACTTCACCCCGGATACTACCTCTGCACTCTACCAAAACGTGGTAGGTGCAACGATTGCTGAAGTTACCCTTGGCGATAAGACACTGGGGGGTACTGGTGCGTTTGACGTGTTTATGACCGCAATGGATAAACACCTTGAGCGTGAGTTCAAAGGGAATCGAATCACTGGTTCTCAGTATGCTGAAGTGTATACGGCTGTGGCCAATCAAGTGATGGCTCAAGCTGTTGGTTTCACTCTTCAGAAAGACCAAGCTCGTTGGCAAGCTATCACTGCACAGATGCAGGCTCGTATTGCTGAGATTCAGGCAACTGAAGCTCTGATCAATCTTGAACGAACCAAGATTGAAGCTGCGAATGCCAACTTCCAATTGAACCTTACGGCTGCTCAATATGCTCTCACGAAGATGCAGATTGCGACCGAAGAGGCGAACCATGACTCAGTTACTGCTGAAGTTGCTATCAAGCAGTTCCAGCGGAACTATCAGCAACCTGCTGATCTGGCGATCACGCATTACGAACGTACTGCTGTGATGCCGTCTACGGTGGCTATGAACAACATTCAGGTGGATCGTATCCTTCCTGCTCAAGCAGCTATTGCTGAGTTCCAGAACCGTGTTCTTCAGCCTCTGGAAGAAGATCTCCAGAAGCTCCAGCGTGATCGGATCATTCCGACGCAGGCTGATATGGAAGACTTCAAGCGTGACATGCTGCAACCAGTTGAACTGGCACAGCAGCAGCACATTCTGAACCAGCGTCAACCTGCTGAAACCGAACTCATTCGGGAACAGATTGAAGGTCAGCGTGCCAATACTCTGGATACCCGTCGTGATGGTCTCACTCCGGTTTCTGGTGTCATTGGTCTTCAGAAGCGTAACCTTACGTCTGATGCCAACATCAAGGACTACAACCTCAACAACACTCTGCCTCGTCAGCTTCAGTTGCTGGGCGAACAGATCACTCTGACCATTGAACAGAAAGAGTCTGAACGGTCGAAGACCTTGGATACTCGTTCTGATGGACAGACTGTTGAAGGTTCTGTTGGTAAGCAGAAGGATCTGTACGATCAGCAGATCGACAGCTTCATCAAGGATGCACAGCACAAAGTGGCGAAGATGTTCTCTGATGCTTGGGTCACTCAGAAGACACTGGATGAAGGTCTGATTGCTCCGAGCCAGTTCACGAACAATGAGATCAACGAAGTCCTTCTGGCTGTTCGTCAGAACAATAGCCTCGGAAGCTGATATGGGACTATTCTCATCTAAGAAGATCATCAACGTCTCCAGCACATTGTACAACATGGCTGGGGACGAAAATGATCGTCCAGACTTCATCAAAGGTACTCTGTTTGGTTCGGTTATTTCGAATAGCCCGAGCCTTGCAGATGATATCCGCACGTCTCTCTTTGAGGGACCGGGAATGAAGCAACGTCAGTTTTTTCGGTATGCTGATCGGAATGACATTCCGGGAATGGTAGATGCTACCATTGTGAACAACACAGCATTGGATGCTGTAATAGTTGGTGGGCAGATTCCACCTTCTGCTGTTCCTCCTGCTCCGGCTGGACTGACATTGAGTGTATTCAATGCAGAGGTTTCGGATGGTGATTTTGAACCATGGATCCAGAAATGGATCTTGGAAAACCATCCAACTCGTATTGGTGAAAGCTGGCTTGGTGAATATGAACCAAGCACAAACACTTTTTCAGTTGAGTTTCCCAATAACGATTTCTTTTCATGGCTCAATGATGGATCTTTNGGTCCAGTCTTTGCATCGACAAAACGATATGTCTGGGCAAAGTACATTGANTTTCTGGAAAGTCTTGAAGCAGATGTNGTTGAAGGNACTCCAACAACTAATGTCACNGTTCTTCCGAATGTGACTGGATGGGAACTGGTTAGCTCTGCTACCAGCTTTATTCCTGTGACNCTTCAAAGGACTCGGACGACAATCTGGAGCTATAATAATGGTGATCCTGATTTCACCTTTGAAAATGCTGTGGATGCAGATGTCAGTGGTGAACGAGATACTTCGGTNAATGTCTATGATCGAGAAGNCTTTATCACTCAGAATGGAATTGAGCTTCAAGGTGAGCGTCAAATCTGGAACTTCACTTCCACTGATACAGTGGTGAATGATTATACCAATACGGTTGTAACAACTACCAATTTGGGTGGTGGGGTAATTCGTACTGAAACCGCCACGACAACAGGGGAAAGAATTCGGGAGTCATGGACAACTCGGTATGACACTCAAGATCTGTTCTATGGAAACCAGTATGGTCCAGAACAGGTGTTCATCTATGAAGTTGGTACAGGCAATGCTGTATTGGATGGTTTGGTTTCTGAAGTTGATGCTTCAGGATTCCAAGAGTTTTACCCATTCATGCCAATTCGAATCAACAACGTGTCGATCTTGGAACCTCAGTATGAGGATGCGTATCTAGCAACCAAGAAAGCCTATCGTAGAGCCTATCAGGGAAAGAGCTTTGATAAGCTGGTTGAGACAGTGGAAGAGAACGAATCCATTGATGATATCGACTATGCCTATCTGTGCTTTGGGGCTTCTCTTAATGTGAAAGAGAATGCCTGTAAGAAGTACATCTTCAACTTCATGGAAAAGATGATCCCATTTCAAAGTGGTGGATCAGGAAATGTGATGGCTCAATTGGCTGCTAATGTGGCAGCTTATGATGATGCTTTGGCAGAACTTGAGGCATGGGAAAATACCGATTGGGAATCAACTGGTATTTGGAATTCCATTCCTCCTCGTCCTGTATTGCCAAGTATTTCACCTCCTCCAGTCAATACCATTCGACTGAATGATGGTGACTTTGGTTTCGATTATCGTCTGTCATGGGTTCATGCAGAGATTGAGCAATTCAGTGGGACGTTTGATACTGATCCTGATGTTGCAGGAACTCAGGCACCTAAAGTCGATGACTTGATGTTTACCAAAGGTCCAGATTTCTCAT